TATCGTTGTCATCAAATGATGTACCTGATGCTCTGAGTAGTCCTTTGAATACAGCCTCAACTATATCACCAATGATCATGTTGATCTTGAATGATACAGGCAAAGGTTCTGCACCCTCAGGATTATTCTTATCAAACCAAAGCTGACACTTAGGACGCCCAATGTTGGACATCCTCTTTTTAAATACTCTCTTCTCAGAGTTGAACTGCTTATGCAGTGCATCCTTAATATCTTCAGCTACCTTATCAATAACTTCCTGAGACATACTTGCCTCATCACTGATAGACTTCCTTAGATAGGAATGCACTGCTAGTTCTGCAGGGTGCTGCATTACTCAAAGTCCTCTAGGTCTACAATGTTAGACACAATAGCAGAGTCTTCTGAGCTTAGCTTAGCAGTGTTGTTTTCTTCCCACCTAGTTAAGATGTACTCATTGTTTTTCTCTACGTAGTCTAGGAAGTCAGCTAGTACATCATTGTCACCATCAGAGAAACCAACACGCTCACCCATTGATGCTACAATAGTTGCATACTTTACACCTGTAGGCATAGCTTGTACGTCACCTAATAATGCAACAGTGTGCTCTACTGGTGAGATACGCTTACCCATAAGCTTACCTACTACAGCATCAATAGACTTCAAGCTGTCACGGTTCTTGATGTCAGCTACAAAGGGGATCTCTTCTGCATAGTTATCTGTGATAGGTCCACCATCTTCTGTGAATGGATCAATGACACGAGCCATACCCATCATAACCTTTACACGGTTGACACTACGCATAAGATCTTTCATGTCTTGAGGCAGGGCATTAAAGTCTTTGACGTATCCTGTAGGACGCCCAAGGTTAAACGTACCTAAGGTATCTTTTAGATCACCATTTAGATTAGTAGACATGACAGTTTTTTGGAATGTATTGTTCTCACTATCCCAACGCTGCCAACGCTGACGTTCAGCAAATAAACGTACCTCTACCTCTCGTGCTAAGAACTCTTCATCTACACCCTTCTTAATCTTGAACACAGGAGATGATACAATCTTGTTAGTCTCTGGGCTGACCTCTTGTATTACTGTTGTTGTAATGCGGTACAGACTTGACTGTACCTTACTACCAGATGAACTAGAAGAGAAGCCCATTGCATCTGCTAGGTTCATATTGTCCACATGTAGTGGTGCTACGTTACTCATGTTGTTATTCCTTTCAACGTTAAAGAAACTAAGTTATACCATTAAACGTCTTTAATGTCAAGCCAATTCTTACCTATTTTAGCTTCTAATAGTAGAGGTACATTCATTTTTACATCATATGCTTCTTCTACTAACTGATTTAGATCTTCATTAAGTGAATCTATTGTTGCCAGTACATACTCCTTTTCATCTGGGTGTACATCTACTACCATTGAATCATGCACACTGTTTACAATACAAGACTGTAGCTTCTCAAGCCTAGCCTCTAGTTCAATCAGTACAAGGGGAACAACGTCACCTGTTGCAAAGCCCTGCACTGGATAGTTCTTTATCATAGTGAAGTGAGACACACCACCATTAGCCTTACGTACTACATTAGGAAAGGCATACTGTCTGCCACTAACGTTTGTTATCTTGTTAAACCTAAGCGCCTCATTAGCTAATCTCTTGTGCCATTCAGCTATACCTTTGTACTTCTTATTGAAGTGCTCATAGTAATAGGCCTCTGCCATAGATCTACCATATCCAGTAGCACCAAAGAGGGGAGCAAAAGTATGTTCCTTTGCTGCTTGCCTAGCAGTAGGCTGACCTGCCTTAGTGATAATTTTGGCAGTGTAGGCATGTACATCAAACCCTGTGTTGATCTCATGCATAGCCATGTGGTCTTGTGATAGGAACGCTGCAACTCTGAACTCAAGCTGTGCAAAGTCAGCTTCCATAATGTGACCACCTTCCCATCTAGATATGAACACACGTTTTACAGGGAAGGTTCCCCCTCTTGGCATGTTTTGCATGTTGGGTTTACGTCCACTGAATCGTCCTGTTGCTGTGATGTGTTGGGTAAGCCCAACGTGGAGTATATCATTGGGTTTAGTGTAGGTGGAAATACCATCCACAAAACTAGAGAGATAACTACTAATAGCACTAAGCCTTTTAACATCTGTAAGGAATTGTTCTGCATCTTTCATACCTTTTGTTTTTGCATTAGCTATAAGGACATCCAGCTTATCTTTACCTGTACTGAAACCATTAGCACTGACCCACTTCTTACTTGGTGCTCTGAACTGTAGACCTGCAACCTCATGTAACTCTTTTAGTTGGTAGCCTCTGGCGTTACATGCTGTGCACTTGTTAGGTTTCTTGTATGCTGTACCATCCTTCTTTGTTTTATATGTATGTCCTCTGCCTCTACACTCAGGGCAAGTGACAGCAAACGTCTTAAGTATTAGCTTACTGTTACTCTCTACAACAGACTTAAAGTCTTGAGGTGTCTTAGCAAACTCAAATAGATCTACCCATTCTTTCTTGTTGTGTATCTCTCTACTAAAGATAACCTGTGATAGTTGCTCTGGACTGTTAAGGTTTATGGGTGTGTCTCCCATGAGTGCTCGCACTCGCCCCTGCAATCGTACTGTAATATCATTGTGTTCTTGTTGGAACTCATCTCTAACGTGTTCAAGGGCGGTTCTATCCACCCTGAAACCACGCATGTACATTCTGGCGAGACATTTACAGGTGCGGAAGGTAATGTCTCTGACGTTATGTAGGGAGGCGCTGGAAGGGGTTTGGTAGTCTGCTTCAAGGGCTTTGTACAACTCGCCAGTAGTGCGTAAGTCATACTCAAGATAATGACTAAGCTCATCCAGAGGTATCTCATTTGTGTTGTATCCTTTTTTGTAGTACTGTTTTAATGTATCATCCTTCTGGTACTCTAACTGTCTGCGCTGGGCGCACTGCTCTAAGCTAAGTAAGTCCTTCTGTCCACGTAATAATAGATACTCAGACAGCATAGTGTCATAGATATCACCATCATACTTGAAGTCATTAGCCCACAGCCAAGCAAGATCATACTGTGCATTGTGCATAATCAACAGAGTAGTACTATCTAAGACCCTCTGTAGCGTACACTTATTAGTACCATCAATATCCTTAGCCTCTGCATGGTCAAAGCATAACAGCTTCTTGTCATCAGTATCCAAGCACAGTACACCCACCTGAGTCAGTGTATTGCTGGCCTCAAAAGGATCGTTGTGTATCTTACCATCACGTAATGTAATAGAGTTTTCTACATCTAGAACTCTTCTCATACTGTGTACCTTGATCTAGAGCCATCTAACTCACAGTGTATAACACCATGCCATCCACCCTTAAGTTTATTCTTAGCTACGTTAATGTGTCTCTGTATGTTATTCTTAGCTACATTAATGCGTTTCTGTGTGTCTTGCTCCTCTTGTTCTTCTAACTGTGGGTTCTTAGAAAGCAACAGCATCAGGTCACTCTCTGCTGCCTTGCCTGTCTTACTACCTTCCATCATTGATTGATCTACAAACACTTTACCTTCTGCATCAGCAGACAGTTGTGACATCCACAAGATAGCACAGTCATACTGCTTGGCTATGTTACGTGCATGTATCGCTGCTTCCTTTAGATAAACGTGTGACTCAGAGCTACCCTTACTGGCGAACTTATCACCCATATCGAGCACTAATATGTCAGGTCTGTAAGCTTTGACTAGAGCCTCTACCCAATTCATATCTTTACCTGTGCTGTCCTTGATCTTGATGTTATCATACACTGGCTTGTAGCGTGATGCAGCTAGGGCATAGTTACCTTTGACTTCTTCCATAGACATGTTAGATGCAGCACTCAGATACCTAGCACCAACACGATCATATGATTCTTCATTGCACAGCACGATACACTTAGCACCCTGCCTAGCAAAGCCACCCTCAGAGGCAATGATAGAGGCATGGAAGGATGTCTTACCTGTGTTAGGTCTAGCACCAATCAGTACCAAGTGACCACCTGACACACCCTCTACCTTTCTCTTTAGTGTAGGTATATTGAACTGCCACTTGGCTTGGATGTCAGACTTCTGTAGTAGTGTATCAATAGTTATATCACCCCAATCTACCTTTAAGTTAGGCATGAAGTCATCCTGATAGTCAGAGATAAGCTTACGTATAGGTTCTAGCGTACTCTCTAAACCATTGACATACTTGAACCCTATGTTAGCTATTTTTTCACCTACTACCTGCTGAAATAATTTACCTAAAACCTCTTGGGCAATAGAATCAGACATAGGTTTCTCTTTGTATATCTTTCTGAATAGATCCTTGTATGCTTCCTTGTTAGCTGTAGTCAGGGTGTTACGTGTAAAGAACAGTGACTCTAGTTCTGCTGGTGATAAGTCCTGCTCATATGTTTGCATAGCGTAGTCTAGTGTACGCTTAATGATACGTACATCTTTAGTAAATAACTCGTCAGGAGTACGGATGCCTTTGTTATTATCGTAGAACTCCTTGTCCATCAGTGTTCTAATAAGTGCTAGTTCCATTAGCTATCATCCTCTCTTGTGCTCTCTTACGTTCTTCTTCATCAAACTCTCTGATAAGCTTATGCTTAGCTATAAACTTCCTTAGTTTTTCTATTTCTTTTTGTTGTTGTTTAATCTCCCAACGCATATCTTCTATTGTTCCAACCATACTCATTGTGATATTCCTTATTAAGATCCAATGTATTGTTTATAATCAACTACACGCCCTGTGTTCCACCTTGTAGCCTCTACCTCTGCTTGTTCTTTAGTGCTAAAGATATGTACTTCTGTGTCATATGTCCAAGGATCTTCCTTACGTACAAAAGTATACTCACCTTCATCAACTTCAATCTGCACTGCGTACATCTTTACTTCCTTCTGTTTCTAATCCAGCCTTAATAAGTGCAATAAACCCTGCATTAAAGATACCTGCGAATGTCTCAGGGTCACACTCTACTTGTAGTGTAGCACTACCATCTTCATGTTCTTCTATCTCCGTTACCTTAACTGGTTTGTTAATGTATTCACTCATCCTTAACTCCTATGCATGGTAGTAATATAGATAGCTTACAGTACTTTGGATACCCATCATACGTCATAGCTATCAGTACTGGTGGTGCAGCTATCAGTAAAGCTACAATAGCTGATGCCTTGATTGCTCCGTTAATGTTACCTGCCATTATCTTTTATCCTTTGCTAATGCCATCCAAGACACAGGAAACAACTCATGCATCTTGACGCTAATCTGTTTGGCTACCTCTTGTGTCTCTGCCTGTGTGTCAGACGCACAGCGTAGCTTACACATGTCTGCAAAAGCATCTAAGCTACCTGACCAGTACCACTCAGTCATCATAGACTGTGGTAGCACCATACGTGCTTGCTCCGGGCAGACACCTTCTGACAGTAAGTGCTTATAGTTATCCATTGCTATCTTAATCAGGGTCTTACTGTAGGTAGGGCGTAAACTTTCAATGACACCCTCACTACCTTGCTTCTTATCATCACTACGCCCTCGCCACTTTGTAGGATGGTAGAACTCAGGCTCACTGTCCACATACCTACGGCTAATCTCATTCCAGCGTAGGAACTTATGCTTGACTAGCTGCCTAGCTACAAACACTGGTGCCTTGAT